GTTGAGGTAGCTGCAGAATGAACCACACAGCTGAGCTAGCACTACACACATTCCTACAGAAAGCACTTGCAGGTGAGACTACAGTTGATGAAGCTGTGATCGAACAGGTAGGTAAAGACGTAGCGGATGCTGTACGTAAGCAGTTCAGCAGCGGTCCACGTGACAAGTTTAAACTACGGATGTCCAACCTTGGGCGTCCGACTTGTCAGTTGTGGTTTGAGAAGAATGATCCTGAAGATAAGACACCCTTGCCTCCACACTTCCTAGTCAATATGATGCTAGGCGATATTGTAGAGGCGATGTTCAAAGGATTACTTCGTGCTGCTGATGTAGAGTTTACGGATAACGAGAAGGTTGTACTCACTCTGTCTGACGGTACAGAGATACAAGGTGAGTACGATATGGTTCTTGATGGTAAGGTGGATGACGTTAAGTCTGCATCTCCTTGGTCATACAAGAATAAGTTCAAAGACTTTGAAACACTAGCGCAAGGCGATAGCTTTGGTTATGTAAGTCAGCTTGTAGGTTACGCTACAGCAGCCGACAAAGATGTTGGCGGTTGGTGGGTAGTCAACAAAGCTAATGGGGAGTTCAAGTATGTTGACGCTGGTAATGTTAACGTTGATGAGCAACTACAGAAGATTGAAAAGACGGTAGACTACATACAGTCTGATCAACCATTCGAGCGTTGCTTTGATGCAGTACCTGAAACGTACCGTAAGAAAGCGTCAGGTAATCTTGTGCTTAACTCTGCGTGTAAGTTCTGTTCATACAAACATAAGTGTTGGCCTAATATGAAGACTGAGCCATCACGTGTATCACAGGCTGCAGAGAAACCTATGGTAGACTATGTGTTTATAGGAGATGAACTTGCCAGCGAAGAGACATAACCCTCGCAGGTATCGTAGTGGTCTGGAGAAAGTTGTAGCTAAATTCCTGAAGGACAAACAAAAGAGGTTGAGATATGAAGACCTCAAGATTGACTGGAAGGACTTACGCTATAGAACTTACACTCCAGACTTCGTACTAGATAACGGTATCATAATCGAAACGAAAGGCATCTTTGATAGTGAAGACAGGCGCAAGCACATAGCAGTACGAGAACAACACCCTGAGTTAGACATCAGGTTTGTATTCAGTAACGCTAACGCTAAGCTATACAAGGGAGCCAAGAGTACGTATGCAGTCTGGTGTAAGAAGCACGACTTCAAGTATGCACACAGAGTAATACCTGAAGAGTGGTTAGCAGAAGAAGGTGAGCCACTTAGAACTACACACATTAAACTAGAGGTAGAGAAAGATGAGTGAGATAGACAAGAACGAGATAGCTGTAGTGATGCGTCCTACAGGTCTAGTCGAAGGAGAGTACACTACAATATCTGTGGGGCTTATGGTTCACGAGGATTGTGTACTAGATGATGATACCTACGGCAGACTATTCAATGCAGCTAGCTTGATGGCTAGTCTGTTTGATCTAATGGAGGAGCACCCACAGCTTATGCGTATGGCAGTACAGAGGCGTGATGAGATAGCTCAGACTGACTTCTTAGAGACTACAGAGTTAACACCCTTTACTAAAACATATGGGAGTGCCTAATGAACAAACGGTTCAGTGTGACATTTGTTCTTGAAGTAGATGAGGATAACAACATACTATCCTCTGTTGAAGAAGCGCACGTCGATGACGTGTTCGATTTAGTTAAAGACTTATTCTATGATGTAGATGATGTCGAAGTAGAAAACATAATTGTTAAGGAGAGACAATGAGTACGTTAAGTGATGGCGACTTAGAAGCCTGGGAATATTACAGTGAAACCTACAGCAAGAAAGAGATGGGATTAAATGCATACCAAAAGGCAGCAGCCAAGACAGCCATTTACAAAGCCGAGCATTCTATTCTGTATCCTGCGCTGGGCTTGGCAGGTGAAGCAGGGGAAGTCGCCAACAAAGTAAAGAAGATGCTGCGTGATGGTAACTTTGATCGTCAAGCTATTGCAGCAGAAGTAGGTGACGTGTTGTGGTACATTGCTGCACTATCACGAGACTTAAACTTAGATATGCACGACCTTGCTATGAAGAACTTAGAGAAGCTGTACGGACGCAAGGCACGAGGGACACTACAAGGATCAGGGGATAAAAGATAATGGGATCAAACTTTTTACCAACAGACTACCAGTCATTCATTCACAAGTCACGCTACGCTAAGTACTTCGATGGTTACGGACGTGAGTCGTGGGACGATACAGTAGCTCGTTACGCTACAAATGTAATCAGTGATAAGGTAGATGCAGAGACACGCTTCGAGATTGAGCAAGCTATCCTTGGCTTAGAGATTATGCCATCTATGAGAGCTATGATGACAGCAGGCCCAGCGCTTGATCGTGACAACACAGCAGGATACAACTGTTCATATCTACCCGTAGATGACCCTAAGAGCTTCGACGAAGCGATGTACATCCTCCTCTGCGGTACTGGAGTCGGCTTCTCTGTTGAACGTCAGTACATATCTAAGCTTCCCGAAGTGCCTGTCCTCTATGACAGTGACACTACCGTTGTCGTTAAAGATAGTAAGGAAGGGTGGGCTAAGGCTTTCCGTCAAGTGTTGGCACTCCTATGGGCTGGTGAGATTCCTAAGTGGGACATATCAAAGGTACGCCCTGCAGGTGCTAGACTAAAGACATTCGGTGGACGTGCTTCAGGCCCAGCGCCTTTAGTTGAACTGTTTAACTTTGCTGTGTCTACATTCAAGAACGCACAAGGACGTAAGCTATCCTCTATTGAGTGTCACGATCTAATGTGTTTCATTGGGCAGATCGTAGTAGTCGGGGGAGTGAGGCGTTCAGCTATGATCTCTTTGTCTAACCTAAGTGATGACCGTATGCGTCACGCTAAGTCAGGACAGTGGTGGGAGACTGCAGCGCACCGTGCACTAGCGAATAACTCTGTGTCTTACACTGAGAAGCCTGACGTAGAAACGTTTATGCGTGAGTGGACTGCATTAGTAGAAAGTAAATCAGGTGAGCGTGGAGTATTCAATCGTGAAGCATCTAAGAAGCAAGCTGCTAAATATAACCGAAGGGATAGCGATTGGGACTTTGGTACTAATCCGTGCAGTGAGATCATTTTGCGCCCTTATCAGTTCTGCAACCTTACAGAGTGCGTTGTCCGTGCTACGGATAGTATTGATGATCTTATTCGCAAGGTACGATTGGCTACCATCCTCGGCACCATCCAGTCAACCTTCACAAAGTTCCCCTACCTACGCAAAGTCTGGCAGAAGAACACAGAAGAAGAACGACTGCTAGGCGTAAGCTTAACAGGGATTATGGATAACCCTCTACTAACTACACAGAATGCAGGACTAGATGAAACTCTTAATCACTTGCGTCAAGTGGCTGTTGATACTAACGCTGAGTGGTCTGCTAAACTTGGTATTCCTGTATCTGCTAGTATCACGTGCGTTAAGCCAAGCGGCACAGTCTCTCAGCTTGTGGATTCAGCATCTGGAATACACGCTCGGCATTCACGGTTTTACGTTAGGACTGTACGAGGCGACAACAAAGACCCTCTCACACAGTTTATGAAGGACCAGGGTATACCTAACGAGCCTTGCGTATTCAAGGGTGACACTACTACAGTGTTCAGCTTCCCTCAGAAGTCACCCGACAATGCTGTAACACGTAACGATATGTCAGCTATTGAACAGCTAGAGATGTGGCTAACGTATCAGCGTAACTGGTGTGAGCATAAACCATCGGTGACTATCTCAGTCCGTGAATCTGAATGGCTAGACGTGGGTGCGTTTGTCTACAAGCACTTCGACGAGATGTCAGGTGTGTCATTTTTGCCACACTCAGATCATACTTATCAGCAAGCTCCATATCAGGATTGCACTCAGGAAGAATATGAGGCATTACTTAAAGAGATGCCAGAGCGTATCGACTGGGCTAAGCTGTCTGAGTACGAACAGGAAGACAACACTGTAGCGATGCAGACTATGGCTTGCTCAGGTGACTCTTGCGAAATCGTAGACCTAACATAGGGTCTACACCATCGCCCTGCGTAAAGGTCTGTCGTATACGTGATGATGGATACTGCACAGGGTGTATGCGCACAGTAGATGAGATACGTGATTGGATGATAATGTCTGACTACGAGCAACGGAAACTATTGTTTGAACTTAAATGGAGACAAGATGTACACGATCATCAGTCGTAACCAGTGTAACTTTTGTGATCAAGCTAAGGCACTACTAGAAGGAGCCAATAAAGAATACGTCGAGTATAACATACAAGAAGAGACTAGTGCGTGGCTGTTGTACATACTTAAACATTCAAGTATCACAACTGTACCACAAGTGTTTAACGAGAACGGTAGCTACATTGGCGGTTATCGTGAGCTAAAAGATTGGTTGGAATCTAATGCAGCTAGACCTGTTCAAAGAGAACGTACAGAACAAACCTAATACAGCTGAAGGTACAAAGATATGTAAGGACTGTAAAGAAGAGAAGCTTATCACAGAGTTTCGTACTGCTTACTGGGGTAAACAAGGTAATCGTATTTACTGTAACCAGTGCAGTGCTTGCCACAACAAAGCTACTGCTTTAGTTCGTACCTTAAAGAAGCTGCACCCTAAACCTAAAGACGGTAAGTGTCAGGCTTGTGGTGATGTTCCTGATGTGTTACACTTAGATCACGATCACACTACAGGGACGTTCAGGGGGTATGTATGCGAAGGATGTAATCACAGTATGGGTAAGTCTAACGATGACCCTGAGAAGTTAATCAAGCAAGCGGAGTATCTACGTGAACGATCCAGTAAATAAACCAGTGCACTACAACCAGAGTGGTATCGAATGCATTGACGCTATAGAAGCTATGACTGAGAATATGTCAGGCGCTATAGCACCACAGGCAGCTAACGTCCTGAAGTATATGTGGCGATGCGAATACAAGAATGGCTTAGAGGACATCGACAAAGCTATCTGGTATCTCAATCGAATGCGAAAGCGCTGGGTAGAAACACACAAATAGTTGTTGACAGTGTGTATTACTTATGGTAAACTACACGCACATCCCCCAGCACTGGAGTTAGTATGGGATTTAGTATAGAAGAAGAAGCTAAGCGTTTCATTGAACATAAGCGCGTACAGTTCATCCAAGGATTAGACGATGCAGCGTCTGACTTAATCCATTACTTAGATGATAACTTACACAATGCTGATGAGAAAGACTACGCTATCAAGGCTCTGAAGGAAGCTGCTTTATGGGCACGAAGTTGTGCTACAAAACACGGCATTAAGTAGAACTAGAAAGGGGGGCTTATTTGCCCCCCTCTTTTTATTCTTCCCTCTTATCTTTCCTGAGTTCCTCCATCAACTCAACGTATCCTACAAACAGTTGAAGCTGAGGTAGTTCTAGGTCTGTGAGTTCTTCATCACCTAGACCAAACTCTTTCTGGTAGTCCTGTATGCGCCGCTTGTTAGCATACTCACCAGCACCAAGCTTATACAGCAACAAACTACGTGTATCCTCTGGGTCAAAGCTGTTAGCTAATATTTCCTTAACAAACTTTTTACTTGTATTGATAGTATCGTAGATATATTGTTTACGCTCTTCTGGGTTACCTGACTTCCACTTAGATTTCTCTAGCAACAAACCAAACTCGTACTCTAAGATAGGCGCAATGATACGGTTCATATCGTTACGTGCTTCAGGAATAGATGTACGTATGTTAGTCTTCCAGTCAGCAATACCAGCCTCGTTAAACGCACGTTCAGCTGATGATGTAGCTGGAGAGAAGCGTACACCAAAGACTTTACCTATAGGCACCTGATCAGCCTCTGTAGTAATGGATTGATACTTCTTCTCAGGCTTAACGTAAGCACCGATAGACTCTAGTAGTTCATCTGAATAGCGTACAGAATTGTTTACCCACGCAGCGCCTTGCTTACGATCAGGTGCTACATAGGATTCACCCTTCATCATACTTGCAGTAAGGTTAACTGGGTCAAGGAAACGTGTATAACCTGATGCATACATAGAGGTTGTATTCTGTATAACTTTAACTACGGCTTGACCATACTCAGGGTCTTCGGCAGTAACAGCATCAGAGATAATATCATACATACCTTTCATATTGTCATCTAGCTGACGAGTAAGAGCACCAGGACCAAACGTTAGTACTACCTCGTCAAACAATTCACGAGGAACCGTACCGTCTTTCTCAATGTGAGCACCCATACGTCCAATAGCTTTGTAGAAGATATAAGGGAAGTCATATAGACGGTTACGGATAGAGCCATCCGATGCACGTTCTTCATACCAAGCTAAGCCTGCATCTAGGTTCTCTTTCTCATACTGAGATAGCACACCGATAGATGTAAGACCTACAGCTGTCTTAGTGAGAAGCTCTACAGGATCACGTGTTGTACCTGCCCAGTACTTAT